CTTAGAAGGGGCTGCGTTAAGGACTTTCTAAAAATCATGAAGGAGACAGGAAGATTTATTCCTTCAAACTACAACAAAACATTACTACGATACGAGTTCACCAATGGATCCTATATAGAATTTTTCTCTGCGGACTCTGAAGAGAAGTTGCGAGGTGGAAGAAGACAGATCCTCTACATTAATGAGTGTAATTCAATCCATTATGAATCATATCTACAGTTAGCAATCCGTACCAGTCAAGATATCTACCTTGACTACAACCCATCTTCAAAGTTTTGGGCTCATACAGAAGTTATCGGACAAGCTGATACAGATTTCATTGTTCTTAACTACAAAGACAACGAGGCATTACCTATTGAGGTGGTAGCCATGTTGGAATCAAATAGGGAGAAAGCAAAAACCTCAACCTATTGGGAGAATTGGGTTAGGGTATATCTTGACGGAGAGATAGGACAAATTGAAGGAACCATCTTTACTGACTTTGAGATTATAGATAAGATCCCTGAAGACGCAAGACTATTAGGACATGGTGTCGATTTTGGATACTCAAATGATCCATGTGCTGTTATCGCTCTCTACAAGTGGAATGAAGATATCATCGTGGATGAGATCGTGTATCAGACGGGACTTTTAAACTCAGAACTATCCAACCTACTAAAAACAAATGATGTAATAGGTGAACTGTATTGTGATTCAGCTGAACCTAAATCCATTCAAGAACTTAAGAGAATGGGACACAATGCAAGACCTGTAGAAAAAGGTAAGGACAGTGTGAACTATGGTATTCAGATCCTTCAGCAAAAACATATGTTTGTAACAAGAAGATCAAGAAACCTATTAGATGAGTTCAGTAAGTATTTATGGAAGAAGAATAGAGATGGTGGTTATGAGAAGACCCCCATTGATGCATATAACCACGCCTGTGATGCTTTAAGATACATAGCTATGTCCAAGTTAGGAGCGAGAAAAGAAAACATTGCAATCCCAAGAGTAAACTTTATGTAGGCTGTAAAAACATTTGGTATAGCCATATATTTATTAAAAGAACAATTATGATAGAAGTTAAGATAAACATGGAGGGGTATGAAAATACCTATAAGTTCCCTGAAAATTGGGATGAAGTAAATGTAAGACAATTTACGGAGTTATATAAATATAAAAACCCAAACAATAACGATTTGATGGGTGCTGTGAATATTATATCAGCTTTGGCAGGTATAGAACAAGCAGTCCTATTACAGATGGATATTGAAGACTTTAAGGATTTGTCTAACAAACTTTCATTCATTACCAAAGAGATCCCCAAGACAGATGTGGATTACTTGGAATTAAATGGTGATAAGTATTATCTATACTCAGAGTTTAATAAACTTACAACAGGTGAGGTCATCACGATCGAAACCTTAATGGAGGGATCAAATAATGATGTGAATAAGATTATGGCTGATCTATTATGTTTGTTCTTAAGAAAAAAAGATGAAGAGGGTAAGTTTGAAAAGTTTTCAACAGATATGTTAAAAAGAAAGGAAATGTTTTTGGATGTTCCAATCTCAAACATATATCACATCTTTCTTTTTTTTTCTCTTGGAAAGAATACATCTACAAACAATATGAAGGACTCTACAAAAAGCAAAGACCAATCAACGACCCCGAAGGTAGATTTACAAAAAAGTTAAAAGAGAAGAAAATGGATGATAGGTATAAATGGTTAGATTTCGTTTATACTCTAATGGAAAAGATGAGAGAACCTGAAGATAAAATATATGAAAAAAATTACATTTCTTGTTTGAACTGGTTAAGCTACTTCAAGAACAAGGAAGACATAAAAGACAAAAATAGTTTGTAATGCCAATAGCAAGTATAATATCGTTGAACCAAATTGTTGAGTGGTTTCAAGATTTTCAGGAGAATCATTATTTCTTAAAGGACTTTGGGTTTGGTGAGCCGTATGATATCGGTACATCACGACAAATGACTTTCCCTTATATGTGGGTTACGATGAACGAGGACTCATCCATAGCAACAGGATCAAATGTTAAATCAGCAATCCCTGATATATCATTCTCCATTATGTTTATGGATAAGATCAATATTCAAGAGAACTACTTGGACACAAATGGTTTCCCAAGTGATAACTCCCAAGAGATCTTAAGTGATTGTTTACAATATTGTCAGGATTTAGTTACATACATCCAACAGAATTGGAATCAATACGGAGTTTTAATTTCTCAAGATGTATCATTCTATCCTGCTGTTGATGAGACAACGGATAAAGCAACGGGGATCGTAGCAAGATTTGTATTGAGAACAAGACAAGTCAACTGCGTAATACCTGAAAGCCCAACTACGATTGTAATTACCCCACAACAAGCTGAATTTGCAACCTTACTTACTTGTGAGACATTAATTGATTGTCCTACATTCCAAACTTATGCTTATACAGGTGGAACATATAACTCAGGAACAACAGAACTTACATTAGTATCCTTGAATAATCACACCATTTCAATATCAGGTATTACTGGTGGGGGTGGTGGTGGATCAGGAAGTTCGGGTACAAGTGGGACTTCAGGATCTAACGGAACAAGTGGAACTTCAGGTACAAATGGATCATCAGGAACTTCAGGTGTTAGTGGGACTAATGGAACTTCAGGTACTTCAGGTGTAAGTGGAACCAATGGTTCTTCAGGAACTAGTGGAGTGAATGGGACTAGTGGGACATCAGGTACGAATGGAAGTTCAGGAACAAGTGGTATAAATGGAACCTCAGGGACTTCAGGGTCTAATGGAACAAGTGGAACCAATGGTAGTTCAGGTAGTAATGGAACTAGTGGGACATCAGGAAGTAATGGTAGTGATGGAACTTCAGGATCAAGTGGAACATCCGGTAGTAACGGACAATCTAATTCATTTTTTAATTATAGAGCAAAAACAAATATAATAAGTGGAGATCCTACTACAGAATATATTATTTGGAACAATGCGACTCAATCATCAGCAACATCAATTAGTATTAGTGATACAGACCAAAATGGTAATAACATAGATATATTTTTATCAAATCTTGTATCAGGAACAACTATAACAATTCAAGACCAATCAGATCATACCAATTATCAAACTTGGTTAATTGGAACTCCTGTTGATAATTCAACGTATTGGACTTTACCTGTTACTTTAGTTACTTCAACTTATTCATTTCCAAATAATCACCAAGTATTATTTATCATTACAACAACCCCATCTGGTACTAGCGGAACATCAGGTAGTAGTGGAACGAGTGGTAGTTCAGGAACTTCAGGTGTGAGTGGAACTAACGGAACTGATGGTAGTTCAGGTACTAGTGGATCTTCAGGTACAAGTGGTATTGATGGAACATCAGGAACATCAGGTAGTTCAGGAACGAGTGGGACATCAGCACAAAGTTATACAGGACTTACTTATACGGGTGGAGAGAATTTTAGTATTACAGCTGCAGTATACGATAGAGCTGTTTGGAATGGTAATTTTACAGGTGGAACTCCTTTTTTAGCGGCAATAAATCTTATTGAGGGTAGAGAAGTTATTACATATGTTACAAACGCAGGATCAGTAGCAACTAATATTACATTTAGAACAGGTACAGGTGGTTTAACTTCAATTACAGATGTTGTAACCGATGATGGAACCAAAATAAATAATTATACATTACCTGTTGGTGAATCCATTACAGTTGTCTTACAGAATATTGATGGTACAAGAACAGGTTATATTATTGGGACAGGTAGTAATGGAACTTCAGGTACTTCGGGGACTAGTGGTATAAATGGAACTTCGGGTACAAGTGGAACTAGTGGGACTTCAGGTAGTAATGGTAGTGATGGAACAAATGGATCTTCAGGTACTTCAGGTGTAAGTGGAACAAACGGAACTTCAGGAACTAGTGGTTCAGGATTTAGTTCACCATATGTAGGAAATGTTCAAGTAACATCAGGTCAAACTTGGGTTACATTACCAAATACAGGGACAACAGCAAGTTCTACAACAATAGATTGGAATAATGGTAATGTTCAAGAAGTTGTCTTAGGTGCTAATACAACTTTCACTTTTACAAATCCTCAAGCAGGTGCAACTTACATACTTATTGTAAGACAATCTCCCTCAGGATCAAATACAACTACTTGGCCTGGTACAGTAACTTGGTCAGGAGCAGCTAACCCAACGATGACCCCTAATGCTAATAGATTTGATGTATTTACATTCATTTATGATGGGTCAAAATACTTCGGATCATATGTTCAAAACTTTATATAGATGATAGTATATCCTCATTCATATTTAAAAAATCCAAAAATTGTTGAATACGCAAGTAATTCAAGTAGTGCAACAAATGCAACATCATATACATTCCCCAATATGAATTATATTGGGCCTGGTTATATAGTTGTTGGAGTAGTTTCACAAGTTGCTTCAGGAAATTTAGCCGCTGGTTCCTGTACAATAGGTGGTGTATCTATGAATAATATTGGAACAGGTACTTTTGTAACAACATCAAGAATTAGAATGACATTTTACGGCATATCAGTTAATTCAGGAACTCAAGCAAATATTGTTTGGACCAGCCCTGGACCAACCTGTATAAATTGTGGTATTGGTGTTTGGAGACTTCAAAATGCCTCACAGATAGTTGGTCAAAATTTTGCAGGAACTAGTACATTTGGTGCTATTTTATCAAATTCAATTACAAATAATGTTGTAGGTGGAGCTGTTATGATATCAATGATGTCACAATCTTTAGCGGCTGGTGATACATCATCAGATCAAATTTGGATTAATCCTAAAACTCCAACACAATTCTCAACCTATGTAAATGATACTGTTGATTTAGGATTTGGTGGAACATCAACGATTATCCAAGAGACAGGCACATTCACATTACAAGGGTTTACACAATCAGTTCCCTTTTTCAATTTAATGGGTACAATAATGGTAAGATAAAAAAAAATAAATATGGCAATTACAATCATTAAAGATGGACAAGTAGTCCACACAGACAAAAAACCTTCAGTAGAAGAGTTATTAGCTCAACAAGCACAAGTTATTCAAGACCTTCAAAACCAAGTTAAGGACTTGAAGAAACAAAAAACAAAAAAATAACCTAAATATTTACAGGTATGAGTATAGATCTAAATGGATTTTGGCAAAGTTGGGATGTTGTAAGTGGTAATACACAAGCAACAAATCAATATGAGTTTTGGAAGGGCATGGTGATGTCTAATGGAGATGTATTGGCGAACCAATATGATTTCTTCACATACCACAATACAACTCGTTATGAGTGGTTTAAAGCATTACAAGGGACTTATCCTGAAGTGTGGGATGAGTATACTTTTTACAAGAATACAAACGATGCTCGTATTTACGATATGTCTACTTTCTATCAATATGGTGGTGAGTATTTAGTATC